CAAAACGCATTTCAGTAGCTGATGGTGATGTCCACATGTTCAAATTCTCCTGTTTTTTATACACGTCATTGTGTATATGTATAGATTTTGCTCTTTTTTATACATATCGCCATACGGATAATCATTATTTAAGCATATCCGAGTTGATCGTTAATCGACTTACCTCGCCAAACTCTTTGTGATAGGTAATGACCTTGGCATCTCGCCCAGTGATCCATCCACCACGGGCGGCATAAGCATCAGCAGGGGCTAGTGTCCTATGCTGTTCGACTATCATAAGGTTATTCTCTTTAACATCAAGATGGTGCAGATGCCCAGTATGAGCAAAGGCGTGTTTAGTGCGGCCATAGACCTCTCTAAATTGAGCCGCAAATACTTCACTTACATTAGTTACTCTGCGCTTATGTCCATGATGGAAAAATAGTGCAGTAGCACCAAACTCATAGACATTATATGGTGATGGTGATTTATCGACAGTAATCCTAGGCTCATTCTCATACAACACGCTAAACCATTCACGCAACCAGATCTGGCTTACTGGATCATGGTTAGCATCAGCCATGATAATGTGAACTTTCTGGTGCTTTTGTAGCAACATATCGATCACAGTCCGCAATACCCTAATCGCTGATCTAACTACCTTTGCAAATCGAGTATCGACATCTAGCAGATGTTTTGAGGCTGGCGTTACCGCATCCATGCCATCGAAATGTAAAAAGTCTGACATCTGGGCAAATACGGCAGTATCGGCATCTGGTGATTGTACAATGGCTTGAGCAAACCATTTGACTATTAATTCCTCTGCCAGCTTAAGATCCCAGTCCTCGCCTGTTTCGGGTTTCCAACTTAGCATCCCCATGTGATAGTCAGTGATCACATAGCAGTTGAGTATGTTGCTATTGCCTAATGGTGGTGGGGCAAGCATTGATACCCTAGGAATATCGTCTTTAAAGCCCTCTATGGCATCCAGTAGCATCTGCTGGAATTGATCATCATCTAGCCTAGTCTTAACCCATGAGGCTTTTAATACCCCATCCCCATCATATAGATTGCTTGTACCCCTCACCACGAATGGCGCAGGGGTTATCCTAGTCATATCTGCATCTGGGGCATATCCACGCACCGCCGCTTTACGCCTTACTTGATCAATGGCGTTTTGCACTGATCCCTTACAGACTTTTAATCGATCTGCGGCATTTTGCAGTGAGCCATACTTATTGACGGCATCAATATATTCTATCTGCCTTTCAGTAGCAAACTGCTTTAGTTGCTCATCAATTTTCATCTGCGTTCCAATTCGAGAATATACTCACCCAATTTGGCAGTGCTATCCCTGTCCAAGCAGATACCACCATCATTCTGGGGTAGTATTTGTAGAATTGGTTTTGTTGGTTTGATTATCGTTTGAGTTTGGCAAGCCGTCAAAATGATCAGCAAACCAATCGGCAGGATTTTTATGTAAGGCATCACGCTCTCTTTGTGCTTTCGCTTGCTCTCTATCAATCGACCATTTAACGAGTAGCGTTAAAAGCCGATCAATAATAGAGATTAAGTTAAACATTTAGGTTTTGTCTTTAGTAAATACACCCAATGCGCCAATGACGGCTAATCCTAGCCCCACTATGGCGTTTGTTTGCTCTGGTGATAGCGTAACTCCAATCGCAGTTAATAATGCGGCTAGACCTCGCCATGTAGAGGCTTCAGATAATCGTGCTAGTAAATATGTTTTCATAATGTTTTTCCTTGTTGAAAATCTCTTAATGATAAACTTCCAGTATATTGACAATGAGCCAATTCTTTAAACTTTGTCCAGCGACCAGCCCACTCCAATCCGCAAGATTCCGCAATAGTACCGCATTTAGTAAATAATCCACCATCATCAGTCCAAACTGGCCTGCCATTAATAACTGGCACGAAATCAAATGCTACTTTGTAATTGTGGAATGATTGTCCAGCTTTAGCATTAGTTACTTTTTTGCCAGCAGTGGTGCGCCCTTGATTGAATAGGGCAGTCTGTGATTCAAAATCTCGGTATGTGCTAGTAATAATGACATCGATGCCAGCCATATCGCACTTTTGAATGAATTGATTGCACATCAATGCAACTTTAGGATGCAGATCCTCTATCTTTCGTGAATTAATCATCTGGCTCTACGCTCTCGTTTATTTGCATAGCCAAACCATCATCATTCTGGAATATGCAAACTTCTGACTGATCATCTAAAAATATGACTAATTCGCCATCAAATATGGCAACCATATCAATAGTCTTACCTGTCATGTGTTCAAAATAATCCTGTAACCTGCCTCTAAGTTTAACGACTGACATTATTCTGGCGCACTATCGTTTTCGTTTTTGAACTCATCAACTAATCTGCCACGAATCTCAAATTCAGATAAGCAGGAATCGCAGGTATCCTCTGATCCTTGCTCATTGATAATAAAGGCATGACGGCATTGCTTACACAATACAATTTTGTTTATAAATGATTGTTTCATTTATCGACCTTAGTATCCAAACGATCAAACAACTTATTAAGCATCTCTTTAAATTCTCTAATATCTTGGCGGTAATCATCACGGGCTACATAGTCTTTTGGCAATTCCTCACGAAGTTTAGCTAGATCGCTTTTTAATTCTTTGACTGCCGACCACATCTCACGCAAAAACCAACCTAAAACAAGTGATGATGATGATAAGACTATGTTTAAGATTGATTGATTATCCATGATTAAATGCCTAAAAATTTAAAATAAAGTTACTACAATAAAACCAATTACGCCACCTAGTGCAGTTACCAACCAATCCCAAAAGTCTGGGGTATGAATGTCCTTATTTATGTAATCGTATATCTCTTTGAGTAACGCTATTATAGCGACTACCATTACAGAGTATGCACCAACAAAAAAGGTTAAAAATATTGCAATAATAAAGCCTGATAACGCATGAGCCTGTTTATCAGCAGGTACACGACAAGGTATGTATAGTTTTGCAAAAAAAGAATTGGCTATCGATATCAGACTTTCCATATTATTCTACTGCCTTTTCAATTAATGACTCTTTGAGCAAATTTACAAATGCGTTCTTTCCTACATTCAATTGGTCTAGGTTAAACTGACTTGAGCCTATTTTACGGTCTAAGTCTGATATGTGATTGACCATTGCTTGTTGTTGTGGAGTCATGTCTTCATAAACATAATCTACATCGTCAACAGTAATGGTGGTTTTTTTGGTTTCAGCCATTATGTTCTCCTATTAAATTTAAGCAGCTTCTAAGGCAGCCACTTTAGCCTTTAATTCGTCTATCATTGCTTGTTGTTTAATTTAGCAAGCCATCAATACACAAGGTACGCAATATGAACCATCTTCGTAAGTGCAAGTAATATGAGTTGATGTTACTTTAGCAATTGTCTTAGCACGAATAATATCGTCATCCTGTGGCTTGGCAGTACCATCGCCAGCAGACATCAGTAAATCACCACGTACAACTGTCACCCCTTGTGCAATTCGGATAATCATATCGCCTGTCATAGCCACATTCATATCGTCTACACCATAAACATCGTCAATGGTCCAGTTTACAAATACGCCAGCAACATTAGTATCGCCCTCTACATCTGATACTTTCATCTTGTTTAACTGTTCATTTTCAGCAACTACACCGTCTTTTTCCCAAATGCACATATCATCAAGGTTAGAAAGGACTGTGCCTTTTAAGATTGTAGTATCTTTATTGTTATCAAGAAGTTGTGACCATCGTGCTAAGTGACCGCCATTGTATGAAACAGTAGTTCCTGATACTGATATGTTTCCTTCTAAAATTGTGGCTTGATAGAAAGCTATTAATTGCCCATCATTTGACAATCTATTTACTGCTACAGGAGTATCTGCACTCCTTACAACATATAGAAGTCCGCCTTGCGTTATCAAAGTACCAACATTATCATTAGAAGCAGTTTTTCCCACCAACAAATTCCCACTAGAGTCAATACGCATACGTTCTGCGGATGGGCTTGTTCTAAATATTGTATTTCCAGAATAAGACTGAATAATAATATCTGCAACGGCAGAAGATGTAGTATTTATACCAATACCTGATGTATTTCCACCTACAGATACAGTTCCACTAGCAGTAAGTCCTATACTTACTAATCCTACAGTACCTCTATCTCCTAAAGATATCCCATCCCCAATAACAGTTAATTTAGCAGTAGGACTAGCAGTTCCAATCCCTACGTTACCATCAGAGTCAATACGCATACGTTCTACCAACCCACCTGCTACAGTTGTTTGAGTAGAAAATGTTAAGTGACCACGGTTACTTGATGTTTCAGATACATTCCAACCTTGTACACTTGCTACAGGTACATAAGTAGCGCCAGTCATTCGTGTAAATGTCAATCCACTTGCGGCAGTTCCTACACCAGCACCAAACCCATGTGGGTTGTTAATTACAATGCCTTGTTGTACACCTGAACCTGATGTGGTATTAATAGCAAATTGAGATGAATCAATAGTAGTTGTTCTATTTAGTAATAAGTCACCACTAGCATCTAGTGTCATTGCTTGGGTGAAGGTGATAGCGTTTCCTGCTGTGCCTGATGCTGATGTTTTCCAAATATGAGCACCATTATTCTGTTCATAAAAAGTTGCTGGGTAGTTAGCAGCATATTTAAATCCAGTATTGTAATAAGCATTGGATGTTATAATTGTGTCGTTATTACCTGAAAGAATCCCGTTACCAACAGCCCCCACTTCTAAGGATTTATATCCTGCAAGATTCAAAGCACTAGGAGTTACACCTAAACCTACGTTGCCTGATGAGTCTAAGGTTGCTTTGGTAGTTCCAGCAGTTAGAAATCGCATTTCTTGTAAAGTGCCAATAAGCTGTATACCAGACCGCACAGTTCCAGCAGTTCCTCCATTATAAGAATAAATTACTGGGTCACCTGAGTTACTGATATCAGAATTACTACGGATTTCACCTACAACTTGAAGTTTCGTAGCAGGACTAGCAGTACCAATCCCAACATTACCAGCAGAGTCAATACGCATAGCTTCAGCACCACCTTCAGCAAAGGCTATGGTATCGGCAGCAGGAAAGAATATACCTGTGTTGGTATCACCAGTAGTTGTAATAGCAGGTGCGCCAGCAGTACCAGCAGAGAATGTAGATACACCACTAGCACTAATGGTAGTAGCAGCCACGGTAGATGGAGTTGTAGCACCTAGAGTACCGTTTATATTAATTGAATATGAACTACTTAATTCGCCCCAAGCACTGCCACTCCATTTTTGCCATTTATTTGATGCGCTATTCCATCTGATTGCACCAGTTGGTAAATTAGTAGCCGTAGTTAATGCTGGATCTAAACCAATTGTTATATCATCAAATCGAGCATCAATCTCGGTTGTGTAGTCTGTATAAAAACTTGTATTGGTTGGTTTGCTATGGTCTGCCATCTTAATATCCTTTTACTGACCAAGATATAGTTCCACTAACTCTTGTGCCAGCACTATTAAATAAATAAACTCTAAAGCCTTCAGGGTAAGTGCTTATGTTTCCGCTTGTGTTGCCAGTTGTTATATTTACAGTATATTGATTTGCATTGACAACACTAGCAACGGCATATACTCCATTTGGTGCAGTTCCACTTGTAAAATTTAACCTTACTTTTTGTCCAGCAATTAAATCATGTCCAGTGACATTAATTGTTGCCACATTGCTAGTGACTGAATAAGTGCCTGTAATTATAGCATCTTGGAAATTATAAACAGGCGTTAATAAAGTAGTGCCATTTGGTGAAACAGTAATGCTTGATATATCTAAAAACTCTTTATTAAAATTAACCACAGTGCCACTGGCATCAGTTGAAACAGCACTAGCAGTTCCAGCATCATTAATTAATTTTGCATTTAATAAAACATCCAATGAATTTAATAAATAAACGCCAGTCGCACTAGCTGTTGCATTAAATTTAATTTTTATATACCTAAACGCACTAGCAAATAACGAAGTTACATTATTATAGGTTGTATAAGTTACATTGTCATCCGATACGGAAATATCCACCGATACGGTAGCAGTAGTGGCAATGGTATCGCCAGTATAAGTAACAGTAATTTGACTGCTTCCTAGGATAGTTCCGTAATCAAACACTTCCTCATAATAACCACTGGTTGCACTTGGCTGAATAAATATAGGATAACCAGCCGCAATTTGATCCGCAGGATCAGTCCAAGATCTATCATCAAAATGGTCTGTCCATGTTTCGGTTGTATTGACTGGAATTAATATTCCGCCTTGATCATTTATGGCAGATGATTTAGTTCCACTAAAATCACTTGAATATGACGCATGAAATACAAAATCAGGTGGCTCACTCACTTTGGTAGAAATACTATGTGGAGTTGAGTAATTGTCATCCGTATCACGAACGGCAACCCAATAAGTATATGTGCCGCCAGTCACTTCAGATAAGCTAGTAAATCCGCCTGACTTATGACCAATAACAGTAGCCGTAGCCCATGTTGCGCCTTTTTTCAATAACACATCTTGCACAGGCAATGTTGTAGCCGCAGGCAAATCCCAGTAAAGCAAAATATTATTATCAATAATTTGTGCTCGTAAGTTTGAAACTGGATTAGGTGATAATTTGGTGACAGATAAACTTGTTGCAGTAGATTGATTGTTATTAGCATCAACGGTGGTAACAGTAAATGTTTTATTACCTATCCAATTTGCAGGCAATATGATTTTTGATGTGCGAGCAGTTACGGTAACGGAATCATAAGCAACAATGTAATGGCTTAATCCAAACTGCGGAGTTACATCAGTCCAATCCAATGTAATGCTTGCATTAGTTAAACTTGTATCTTGAAATTCATAATTAATTGTTGCAACTGGTGTAACTGCATTAATAGTAAATGTAAAAGATACGGCATTGGTGCTATATAAATTTACAACATCAATTGATTTTATATAATAAGTTTGACTTATCCCAGCAACCAAACATTCTGACGAAACGCCTCTGTAAACATATCCAGCAGTGCCCCATCCTGAATTGCTTGTCCGCACTTCATAGCCATATATATCAACTTCAGGATTATCAGCCCATTGCAATTTTATTTGATTATCAACAACCGATGCGCTTACGCCAGTTGGAGTAGATGGTGGATTTAGTTTTCCAACAACGGTATGGTTGCTTGAATAAACCCATGGTCCAGCACGACCATCATCGGTCACATAACGCAAACGCATTTTGTAATCGCTGGATTCTTGTACATCCTCAAAATAAATACAACCATCTCTAATTGGCACACTTTTTGTCGTTTGCCATAATAATGCGGCATCATCGGAATAATCTATTTGCCCCTCTACAAATTTTGCAATAAGTGGTAATTGAGCTGGATTAGTAAATGAAACTTTAATGCGATACATAAAATCTTTAGGTGATAAAACCATCATCACAGATTCATCGCTAACTATTTTGCTAATTGTAGGGTTTACATAAATCTTTTGTTGCAACAATGTAGGCGGCAAAGTAATGTTGCTATCAAATTCAGGTATTGGCTCTGAATCGCTATCATAAACGGCAGGTGAATAATCAACTAATGTAATGCGAGCCGTTAAATTTGAAATAGGCTCTATGCTTTGCACAATTAAATCTGTTGTTGCGCTATCAATTGCGCCAAACATAAATAAATTGCCATCCTCGGCTTCGGTAGTGGTAACAGAACTGGTCAAATCAATTGTTGTGTAATATCCATCTGCTACTTTAGCTACTACTGTTCGAGTAACGCTAGTGCCATCAACCAATCGAATTCTGATTGTATATTGCACACCTGCATCCATCGGCATCGCTTCATCTAACTCAATTTGAGTGGATGTAATGCGCGACTTAATCCTGCCTGATCCAAGACCCCACATTGGCACATCATGGCTAACTTTAACCAAATCACCTCTAGTGCAGACTAAATGCTCTATATCCGCGTTAAGCGTATAGGTTTCAGGGCGCAATTTAATTTGAGCAAAATGAAATCTAGCGTGTTTATAAATTGCTTCTCTAACAGTTACGCCATTTAAATTAATTTGCTCATAAAGAGTAGCATTTGATGCACTATAGCCATCATTGTAAACAACATACTCATCAGGCTGAAAGCCTTGTTCACTATTAATAAATGGCACTCTAAAAGCATGTGGAATAGTAGGTAATGTTTTAACTGATTCAAACCCCCATGAATTATGTGGGGTAAAAAATTGAGTTGTAGTAGTACGGGGTTTATCTGTAATAACAGTCCATACCCCATCTTTTAATGTTGGCGAGGATCTGCCAGCCGCACAAATATCTTTTAATACATCCAATAAACTTCTGCGACTTGTAATGACATTATCGTAAGTAAATCCATTCTCATTACAATAATCATGCCATTCAATTAAGGCATTAAGATCAATTTTTGAATCTGGCAAGGCTTTTGCATTTGCTGGATGTTGCAATACATATCTAAACAATGAGGCTGGATTTCTAGTTGGTCTTTCAATCCAAGTAGAAGTTGCATCATTCCAATCTTTACAAATTGAATGTAAAGTAGCTGATATCCCCTCTAAATTGCCATTAAATTGATCAGTGGCTTTAACTCGAATGGCTGACATTGCCAATGGTTTAGGCTCTACAACTGGTCTAGTATTACCATAAGCAGTAATAGCAGACAATATAGATGAATGGTAATAATGGTATTTAACACCATTAACAGTTTCCTCATCCGATGTTGATGTAATTCGCCTTACTCTAACTTGATATTTGCCATAAGGCACATCAAATGAAACATTATAGCTAAAAGCATCTTTGCGCTTAACAAAACTTGTCCCAGTAACACCCAAACTAACAGTTTGAGTTCTACCTGTTCTATCAATTGATCCAGCAGATAAAGTTACAAATCGACCAACTACATCTTGAAAGCCAAATATTCCAATATTCCCAAATATTGGAGTAGTAGTTAAATTAAATCCACTGTAAGTGCCATCTATGGATGATCTTAAATCAACAGTTTGATAAACAGTATTCCCATATAAACAAACTCGCCATAACTCAGTTTCGCTTGGCTGAATAACAGCCAATCTTGAATAAGTTGTACTTAAATTTTTTGTATCTTTTTTTAATCTTGCCAATATTTCACCACTTGGATCTGCATTTGGATCTGCGGTGTATGAGCCTTTTCTAATTATAACTTTATTGTATTTATCTAAAATTATGCTACTCCACTGATAAACAGAAGTAGGCTGTTGATTAAACCAACCGGTAACTATTTGATAAAAACTTGCACCAAGATCAAGTTTAACTTCTGAAGTAATTTTTTCAATATTTCCCCAATCTGTAAGTGGGGCTAATGTATCAGGATCTACTTCTCGTATTTGGACATCGCCAGTAAATGGAGTGCTATAAATTTTTCCTGCATTATCGCCATCTAAAGCAATTCGTCTTAAGCCTTCAGGAAAATGCAAAATAACATTAATTGATGAACATAATTCATTCATTGTTCTTTCAACCCATGCACTAGGTGGGCTATCATTTGAACCAGTAAGAGTTAAATTAATTATTTCCTGCTCAACATCTTTTGGATAAATTGCATTAAATCTATTTTTTGAAATGTTGGGATCTTTAAAACCATGTAGGGTTTCAATTTGAATTTCCTCAAGCGTATTAATTTCAGTATCACCAATACGCATATCAGACACTTGCAAACCGCCATAACCCCAAACCAATAACATTCTTAAATAAGATGTATCGGCATTTGCTTCAGCATAAATTTGCGCACCAAGTGGTGCAGTAAACCTAATTTTTCCCAATACAACTGGTATTGCCCCATAAGGGTTTGCTTTATTACTACCACCTTGTAATAAATTTTGATTTTCAGCAGTTCCTGCACTTTCGGGAGCGGATGGTGGGCGAATTGGAAATATGGCATTAATTAGCATAGTTCCAACAATTGAAATTCCAGCAGACGCAACTGCTAAAGCTGTGGCAGTAGCTTCAATACCAAGCCCAGTTAAAACAGCGGGAGCAAAATAAGCCGCGGCAACTACAACTGCAATGGTAGCAATTAATTTAATTGCACCTTTACCAGCAACGGCACGATACTGAATCATGTCTCCATTGACTGGTTTCATATCCCATTGCTCTTGCGGTACTGGCATGCCATTTACCATAATTGCTACATTGCTATCTATATGCAAATCAGACGCATATTCTTTTTTAATATATTCTACAATTTCGTTGATAGTAGAATCAGCAGGCACATGACCATCAATACGCACATTTTTTAATGGATTTGGGCAGGCAACAATAGAAACATCCCCGACAGTAAGGTTGCTATCATAACGGTATGCCCCCTCTAAGCGACTTTTCCATTTGCCTTGATCATATCTCTCAATGGCTACATTAACATCCTCTATAACATGGATAAAATGCGTAGGCGAAATAACGACACCAACATGGGATAAACTGCCTTCGGCACGAAGTAGTAAAACATCGCCAACAACTGGACTATCGGTTTTAGTCCAACTTTCTTTGCTTATGGCGATTAATTCGGCAAGAGTGCTATGAGTATCATCAGCATTGTATTGATCAACATAAGATGGCAAATCAATATTAAATTGATCTTTATATATTAGACGCACTAAGCCCCAGCAATCTAATCCATCAATATCTCTACCCATTTTTTTATATGGGATTGTTATGTAATCATTCCACCAATTGTGCATTAGAATAGCCCTGCGAAATAAGACGGGGTAAAAGTATGAGCAGGAAACGGCTCTGCCGACAAGCTATCAACAACCAAATCAGCAGTGACGCTATTGGCATTGTAACTAATTCCTGACATTAAAAATCCATCAAAAGCCACTTCCACTGTATTTGGTGTGCTAATTAAAACCAATTCAATTAAGACATTCAATGTAACGCTTGCCTCTCTTATCATTGGAATAATATAGCGAGTAACATCATTAATTGTAATTTGGCATCTTGGAGCGGATTCTGTTTCCTCTGTTGGTAAATTAATATCAAACGGAATAAAAACAAAACTATTTGTGCGACTTACTATGCCATAAATAACCTCATCATCTGTTTCAGATAATCGTTGAATATAGTTATCGGCAATCCTAATTGGAGTATCTAATCCAGTGCCGCTAATAGTTACCAAAACTGCCAATGTATCGTCAGCATCTTGGCTAAACATAGCCCTTAAAGCGGCTGGCGATAATGAATTTAATCTACTCATGGCATTTGCTCTAATTTCATGGACACAGTGTAATGTTCTACACCAAGATAATCGATATTATAATATGTGCCGTCTGAATTAGGTATTATTCTGACCTCAATTGTTGATCGTGTTCTAGGGTGCGGAAAATCAAATCTTGCAGTGCCTTTTATTGTATCTTTAATGAAATCATCTAATGTTTCAATTTGAGTATTATCCATAACAAAGCTGACGGCAAAGTTAGTTGGCTTAACTCCACGCCTACGCATTTTTGGGGGTCCCATATCCATCGGAGTGACCAATGTTAATACGCCCGATGCTTCGCTATAATTAGTAGTCACATATTGTGGCAATGTAGCAGGGAAAGTATAAGCCGCCATTTTATCGTCCAATCAAAACTGGTTGTGTATTAAATGTATTTTTAATGGCAGAATTGGCAGAACTACCATTGCGTCTAATCTCACCAGCCACCAACTCGCTGACTGTAACTTCAATTCTACGATTTCCGCGACTATCTACGGTTTCAGAAGTAGTGGCTTGTGCTGGAGTGTTATTATTGACCACCACTTGCACATTTGATCCGCCACCTTTCATGCTAACTGGAATTGTTCGACCATCAGGCAAAGGCACATAAGCCTCATTCATTCTACCCTCACCAAACAATGAAACTTGTGGGCTGGTAGCAATACCGCCATTGGCATAAGTATTTAATTTTGCTGGTCCATTTGGGGTCATAACATTACCATTTGCACTGGCAGTAGCCCCTGCATAAGCTGGTACAAAATCAGGCAAAGCAGTATATCCACCCATGCTACTTGGCAATATATTTTGTAATGCACCACCAATTGCGCCCATTAATGGATTAGTAATAAGTTGTCTAGTAACAAGGCGTAAAACATCTTGCAATACGCTTTGCAACACCTCTGACAATTTTTTACCAGCAACAACGGCATCCTCAAATGCGCTAGTAAAAGTCATCCCTAAATCTTTGACCAATCCTTGTGACATTTCCAATTCTTTATTGCGCAAACGATAATTTTCCATTTCCTGACGGATTAAATCATCTTGTGCATCGCCTTGTTCAGTCGTGCTTTGAATCATTTGCACTTTACGGTCATGCTCTATGCGCAATTGCTCCGTTGCTCTTTCCTGATCATTTACAATTAAACGAGCATTTAAATCCTCATTTTCTTTTAACAAATCATCTGCCATCGATGTGTAATTGGCAGACATTTTTTCTGTATAGTCTTGTTCCGCTTTTAATGCTTCATTAAACATATCGGCTTCATTTTCCATGCCTTGGTTAAAGGCATCCATATCAGCTTTTGCAAATGCTAATGATTTTGCTAAATCTAAATAACCTTGTGCTAATTTTCTATTGCTTGCAGTTATTTTTTCATTGTGATCTAACTTATCTTGCAAGACTTGAATGTTACTTCGTTCGCCATCCACCAACTCTTTAATGCTAGTTAGCAAATCTCTATTTTCTTTTGCAACTTGTTTTGCTTTTGCAATTTGTTCGGCAGTTAATTCGCCAGTAACTTTTTTTAATTCTTTTAATTCTGCATTAATTGGAGCATTTGTAACCTTTGGATTAAGTATTGATTCGGTTAATTTATCTACTTTAATCCTAGCTTCCTCGGCATCTTTCCCAACTTGATCACCAATAGCAATTGCGCCTTTAAAATCCAATCTTGATAACGCTTCAAGTTGTGCGGCAAATCCGCCTATTTCACGACCTAATGTTTGGAAAACAAAAGCGACATTGACGCCAAACACAGCAATGGCTTCAAATATCACTCGAATTGCACCGCTTTCTGTAAATGATTTGATTGATTTTGCAAATTCGGTACTTGCGCCAGTTGCTTTATCTAATTCACCAGCAGTAAGTAAAATATTGTTTTTTAATCCAACAAACGCACCGCTGACGGTATTCATTTGCTCTGCTTCGGTTCTAACTTGTTCTAATGATTTAACAAGGGCATTGCCTAATATATCGGAAGTAATCTTGCCTTCACTGGCTAAATTGCGCAATCTACCAATAGGCACGCCCATTCCATCAGCTAATGCTTTCATTAATCTAGGCGCGGCTTCATTTACTGCATTAAATTCCTCACCACGCAACACCCCTGATCCAAATGCCTGTGACAATTGAAGCATTGCACTTGCAGATTCTGAAGCAGTAGCACCTGATACCTTTAAGCCTAATGCAATTGTTTCGGTAATAGCGGCAACTGTTGTTTGATTTGCTCCAAGTTCCCTTGTGGCATTTGATATGCGAGAATATAAAACTGCTGTTTCAGATAGCCCAGCTTGAGCTGTTAAAGCTATTTTTTGAACATTACTAAACGCGGCTTGGAATTCGTCTTGAGATTTAGTCGCTAATTTTAATTGAGCAACTAATTTTGTGTAATCGTCAGCTATTCCGACAAGGGCTTTTGCGCTTTGCAATCCAATATAAGCCTTTGCTAATCTAGCAACGGAATCAGATAACGCAACTGTATCAGTGCTTACTTTTTTTGCGCTATTGCCAGCACCAATTAATGAATCATTGGTTTTTCTAGCAGATACGCTTAATGAATCGAGGTCTTTAGATGCGGTTTTGACTTGGGCGGTATCAACCTTAAACCCTAAACTAAGAATATCAACAGCCATCATTTGTCCTTTTGCATTTCCGTTAAAGCAACACTATCAAGTCGGCAAACTAGATCAATTTCCCACTCGGTCATTATAATGCCATAAAGTCGGCAAAATGAATAAATCTCTTGGAAATTTATTGGGTTAAGTGACATCCCCGATGATCTAGTGCCATGTAATTTAACAAACCATGCCCAGACATAAAATAGCGGTTCAGGCATATCAGGAATACCCCATTGATCTCTAGGAATATTCGCAGATATATAATGTTGCCTAATGGTATTTTTGCCATCAACGCTAATTTTATTTAATGCAAATTCAGCCTTGCAATACTCTAACAGCTCGCTTACAAGGCTTTCGTGAAATTTCCTGCGTTATCGCTTTCCTCAATAATCTGATCAACAAAATGCGGATTGTTTAATAAGACTGTTTTTAATAATTCAGCAGAAAACTCTTGTTTTACATTTTTCCAACCAACCACACGAATCACTGCGCCCTGTATATTTTGTTCGCGTAACTCATCAATTGTTTTTTGTTCGGGATCTTTACCTTTGCGCTTTGCAAATTCAATGTCGCGTTGGTATTCTGAAAATATCTTTTTTGACCATTTTTGAACTGGCTCTGCATATTTGCCTAATATGGTAAATATAATTCCAGTGTCTTGACCATCAGCCGCTTTCATCTCAAGGTCATAACCTTGCTCTGAATCTTTGATTGCATTAAACGAGGTAATATCAATTTGTTTCATAATAAGCCCTTTATGCCCTATTGGAAGCCATGACAGGGTAGAGGGCAGCTACCTTTTCGCTAATGCTAGTCATGGCTAAACTGTTACAAGGTTGTATCTTGAACTTGAATAGTAGTGGTTTGAACGCCAGCAGTGCTACCAGTATATTCAAGAGCAACGCCACTGAATGATAACAAGATAATGTTTTCGCCATCATTGGTGCTTGCGCTACCAATTTTCACTTTTGGCATGTGAATTGCAAATGCTTCGGTACGATCAGCATTAAGCAACACATAAGACAAACTGATTTCGCTTTCGGCATCAAAATAATTCAAAACTGTTGTATCTTGGAAAATTGCAGACCCATCAATTGACACAGCAACTTTGCCGCGTGATTTAGCACCAATTGAATTTGATCCAATAACAGCAGTTTGTTGAATGTTATTATTAATTTTAATATTTAATGCAGTAACAACACCATTAGCCACGCCATTAATAAATAACTTGCCATCGGGAGCAGAATAAATACTCTCACCTGAAATTGCTGATGGTGATGTGAAGTAAGCACTTGATGTAGCCGCTTCTGCATCCTTACCCATAAAGCCAAAATTAATTGTAGCCATTGAGTTAGGTTGTAAAGCAACATCCATTGTGTTTACTTGCTGACCTAAGAAAGTGCGTGACACTGAAGTATCTTGATAAAATTCCTCAAAAGTAAAGCTGTCATCAGTTTGATTGGTTAATGGAATGTATGTTTTTTTACCTTGCTCAACCACTGTAACTGTATCGCCAGCCGCTTCGATTGTTCTAGTTTGACTATTTAAGCCAGTAACAGTTAAAACAGTAGCAGTTAAAGCGGTAATAAAAAATAAGCCATTATTGCCAGCATCAGTAAAGCCAGTAACATTAATCACCGTGCCAGTATTAAAGCCATCAGTAACGAATGAACCTGATGATCTAACAATGGTTGTCACTGTGGATGATAAGGTAATGATTGCACCAGTAGTTGCGCCTGAAGTGAAATCTCTGCGCACTGCGGCTTGGATAAATTCCTCGTAAGCACTACCTGATAATTCACCATCAATTGTGCCGCTTGATTTGCGAGTGCCATGACGGAAGTCACGCATTTGCTGTGAAGGCAAAATCTCATTTGAATTATATGTATCTTTTTCTAATTGGAATGAACCTGTTACGCGTCTGTAATAAGATGCACCTGACGCTGAAGGTTTAGTCCCCCATGTAGTTTCTTTTTTAGCTATGAGTAGCTTATTAATACCTTGAGCTGAAGCCATTTTCTTTCCTTTCAAATTAAGCCCGCAAAGGGCGACAAGTGCCTTTTACGGCTTACTACGGGTTTATTTCCGCAAAATAGTTTATGGAAATAGGTAAAACATAATTTTTGTCATCTTGAATAGCCGACCCTATAATTGGTGTTCGCATAACTTTAACAACTAAGCTGCTTTCCGTCATGGATAACCCACGATAAAAATGCGATTTAATTGCTTCCGCTTTTGCTTGTGCCGCACCCCTGCCCTTATTCAACGGATAAAACAAAATTATCTCAAAAAAACCTACTTCCCTATAATACCCATCGCCTAAAGTTGGGTTCTCTGGTTGAGCAGGCAAAATCCTTACCCTTTGATAAGGTGTGCCCTCAACTGGCGTAAATGCAACATTTTCAAATGCAGTCGATAAGTTGCTGGCAATAGTAGCAAGTTTCTTTTCAAATGCGGCACTAATTTTGACTAAACTCATTTCACCACCTTGCGACCAATGTTATCGAATGCGCTCATAACTTCTTGGTAAGTTATTCTTATAAATCCATGTGGGGCTTGTTTTGAAAATCCACCAGTGGTTTTTGGTCCATTACCATATAAGCCAAACTCCAGCTTGTGCGTATAGGGCAGATTATTTGTAATAAATATACTATCCCCTAGCTTAAAGCTAGATAACGCGCCTACGGCTCTAGAATTAGCCATACTGCCGCTTTTATCCTCTGCCTGTTCTGTTTTGTCGGGCATATTTAGTCCGACATTCCAATTACCACGCAATCTACCACTATCAACGGGGCTTTTTAATACAACCCTACTTTCTAATTCTAATGCAATCGCTCTAGCAACTTGCGAGGCATTTGCCATTGATTTATTTAGTATCTTATTTAAATCAACGGTTAAAACGCCTGTATTTGTCATTTTCTTACCTGTAATTCATACAATACATTTATGCCAGCAGGCTCAATGGCTTTTACGCTGACAACATCATAAACTACACCAGCAACGCTTATTTTATCTGCAACACTAGGCACAGTAGCCATCTGTATAAATATTTGCTGATCGTCAGCTTTAATTAAACTATTTTCGCTCGCCTTTAATCCATCGCCATAAGGCATGATCACACCAATATCGGTTGTTTCGCTAGTAGTAGAACTATTCTCACCAGTAGTGGCATCATAAGTTCCAACTAAATATTTAGTTAATGTCATGGACTGACCAAATTTAGCCAACAAACTACGAGCAGTATTTTTTAAGTTGTTATAGTTCACGCACGCACCACATCGCGGTTAATCCCTGAACTACTGCTTAAAAATGGCGCAAGTAAATTATCTATTGCGCGATATTTGGTATAAGCCTGTTTAGTATCATCATATTCAACTTCTAAACTAGCAACCTTTTCTTTTTTGGCAATTCTTTCAATATCAGGGGCTAAATCATCAGTCGATGCTCTTAATCCTAAATCCGCACAAGCATTTGCAACTTCAGTGGGCACAACATCATTTGGATAAAAAGAAAACTGATTTAGATAAGTAAAATCTTTTCTTTGAACCTCATCCCTTGGAAAACTTAACGCCTGTAATTCTGTATGACGGAATCCTAAAAAGCGCAAACGATAAACTTGCTCAATGTAATCCGTCGCTTTGCGTAATGCTTGCTCTTTAACGGCAGTCGTTAAACTCGTCCAAGCAGAGCTCCCACGATTAGAATGGTAAGTGTCGGCATCGGCTACACTGATATAACTTTCAGCATTAGCTAATCCAGTTCCGTTTTCAACAATTAAACTCATAATAATCCTTTGTAATAACCCCAGCAGAAAAGCCCCGTTAAGAGCTTTTCCACTTGAATTACTAGCCTAACAATACAGCCGCAAATTCAGGTTTCCATAGTTTAGTACCCCAAGCCGCAGATACATTAAACATAGCTTTTTGGAAGCCCTTGTATGCACGAACTTCAAACACTAGACCTGAATATGGATCTTGAATGGTCATAGCGTCCACAGCGGCATCACCACCGTTTGGCATTGCTGGAGCACGAATAGCCAACTCTAAAGCATTGCGGTGGAATACCACATTGCGAGTAGAAGCACCAACAACGGTCATAACAACATCATTTGCTAATGTTTGACGCAAGCCTGGTGCGGCTAAAGTAACCACATTTGAAGCCAAAGCAGAAGCAACAACATATTTGTTGGTATCACCAGCAAATGTAACAATGTCACCAGCTAAAACTGTACCTGTACCAGTATCTAAAGTAATTGCAGTGTCACCAACAACATAGCCGCCAACTTTATTCACAGCATAAGAAGTACCAGTACCAATGCTAGGTAATTGGATGCCAGCAGATTCTTTAAGCATAATGCCTTGCAAATCTAACAACACGCCATTACGCAACAATTGATCAGAGCCATTTTCATTAGCTTTTTGCAATTGAGCAAGGTTACGCAATTTAGTACCAGCGGCAGTATTTAAGACCATTGTTACATCGGTCATAGGTGCGCCATTGTCCACTAAGATTTTACGCAATTCAGCAACATCATTGAAGTTAGAACCAAATGGAGTAGTGCCAGCAGTACCGTAAGCGCGTGAAGCACCAACATAAGCCGCAGTAGCTAGATCCACTTCGATTTCGTTAGCTAATGTGCGCATAGCTTGGCGAATTTGATCACCGTAGATTGTTTCAAAACCTGAACCATTGTTTACATGACGGATGTCTTCGCCAGTCCAAGGGATTTGAACGCCGCGTGATTTAGTAATTGATAGAGTTTTGCTATCAACTGTTTGATCAGTGCCTTCAGGGATTGTCATTGCAGGTGCATTATCAACGGCACTTGCTGAACGAGTGAAATGTGAACGAACAACGTCGTTTAACGCAACGCGCTCTGAACCGCTACCATTGATAGTAGCACTAGAAGTAATACCAGTAAGTTCACGACCTACTGTGTCTGCCGCTTTATATAGATCAGCGGCTAAATCGGTTAATACGTTTGCCATATTATTTCCTTAAATTTAATCGACCACTTTAAATCCGTCTTTTGCTAATGTAGCTCTTTCAAACTGCGATTTAGCATCAAATTCAGACCTACTTATAGTCTTGGTTTGAGAATTATTGTTACCACCTTGCGCACCGCCACCCGAATTGTTTTCAGCCGCTACAAAATGCTTACCTGTTTCACTTGTAGCCCACTCTTTAACAAAATCGCCTAGTGCTTTATCACCAATCACAGCTTGGTAGTTACCATTTTCAGCTTTGATTGTGGCTTGCATTTTCAGCAATGCCTTTGCGGCATCCATAAGCTCAGGTTTAACTTTAGATTTAGCCAATGAATCAGTTAAATTAGCATCTAATAAATAAGTTGTTAATGCGCCATCTTTCTCTTTAACAAGTCCCGATAGCCTTTCAACCTCTTTTTTGCTTAATTTTCCATCATTCTCTAGCTTGCTAGATAGTTCAGCAACTTGATTTTGTAGATTAGCATATTCATCGGGATCTATATCTGCGCCTTTGGCTTTAGCTTTTAACTTAACCAAGTCGGACTTTAATCCTTTGTTGCTTTCCTCTAATGCTTCAAATTTACTTAATAACCCATCTAATTTATCTTGCGTTAATTCCTCTAACTTCATGTCATACCCCTTTACGGCACTGCCGTCATTTAAGCCACTGGCTCATTACTTTGTGGCACTGCCACGAAACAAAACCCATCAGCACGGCTAACAGATTCCAATAAAACTTATTAAATATTATACGCCTTAATTTTTTTAATTGCATTATTCTCAAGATTATCTTCGTATTCTGCAAGAGTTTGACCATTTAACATGTTTAGCCATTTTTCTTTTGCAATTTCAAAGTTTTCTTTAACTTTATCTTCGGGCAAATTAGATCCAACAATTTCAGCGTTTTTCATTATTTCACCAATAAATTATAGCGATCAATATTGATTGATCCATTATCTAGCAAATCTTTAGCTTTTGCGTTTAATAAAGTTTTTAATTTTGCGTCATTATAAACTGGCACATCATTCACACTTCCAAGTGCAACTGACTTAGGTGTGCCGCCATTATTTATAACTTGAATTTGCACTCTAGGGTTATTTGCATAAAACGCAGCCAACTCTTTAATTGTTTTGCTTGCCCCAGTATGCGCTCTAATTAAAGTATTTATATCAACGGCTCTTGGTCTGCTTGCATTAAAACTTAAAGCATTTTCAATAGGTGTATTTGTATAAACAATAGCAACATTGCCTTTGGTTGCTTCAAGGGCTTGTTCAATTTTAATTCTAGCTGATTCAAAACTACCTAATACTGAATCATAAATAAGCCCATCTTTTTTAATGCCTAAGGTTTCTGCGGCTAATGACATAGTGGCAGATTTGCCTGATCCACTACCACCAGCAGTAAATAATGTGGCTGACTTATCATTATTAATGCGTTTTACATTTAACGCATCCGTATAAAGTTCTTTAGCCAAATAAGAACTAGGCTCATGGACTGCGCCAACCAAATCACGATCAGCAACAAAATCACGGCTTAATGTTTTTACTAAATCGGGATCAATTACATTGCCATAAACTTTTCTATAACTATCCATCAATGCTTTTTTATTGGCTTTTATTGCATTATAGAATTTAGTTTCTACTGTTCTTTCTTTTTCGGTAAGATTTGGTGATCTAATAAAATTATCAGTAACAACATTATCAAACGCTTTGGCATTGCGGATTCTTAATTCATCTAATGTATATACATGACCAGTTGGGCTTACAAACTTATCGATTGATAAACCGCCATCTCTAAATAGCTTTGCTTTAGTAACCCCAAGCACCTCGTTTTGCCTCTGCACAGACTGTTTTTTTAGCCAATCTTGATATGTGGTCTTAGCTGGCACTTGCCCATCCATTGACGCCCTAGTGCTTTCAGGCAAATCAACATCCAGCCCTAAATCTTTGAATGACTTAATAACAGCAACATATCTGCTTCGGCATCTAAAATGCGCTGGAATGGCAGGCTTTGGCATCCCGACTTTATAAAAGTTTCCATCTCTACTAGCACACAATTCAGTGGTGCGAGTATCAAGGGTTGCTGTATAGCGATACCCTTTAATAATATCATCATTTGTATCATATAACCTTTGTTGGGCAACATTGCCTGTATGGGCAATTGCAGTCAATACAACGGATTCGGCATTTGCTCTAGTGATATTTAATATGCCATCAGTATAATTTAACGCTTTTGTGCCTCTTATTTTATTGACTATTTCGCCAGTGGTTTGGCTTTCAATAAATCCCATTCTCACGGCATTGCGAATAAGGTTTGCTTTTTGCAATTCCATTCCTGATAAAAATTCATCTAAAAACTTACCTTGAAACGGAGTGGCAACTGCCGCGGCATAAGCGGCTTCAGGTGAAATAGGCAAAACTTTTACAGGCGCAACGCTACCGATAAGTCCTTCCTGATAATTTAATTCAGCTTCAGTAAACCCTTTTAATTCTAATTTTAATTGATTTGACACTTTCCCATAAGCGGCAGAGTTAAGTTTATCAACTGACTTTAAAAGAGCATTAATCCTGCTAACCTTTTCAGGGCTTGGTGTTACTTTATTTAATTCGGTAGTTAATTTATTAAAAAGATCAACATCGGCTTTATTTAATATATTAATGATTTTTTTTGACACAGCATTGCTATAACCAAGCACATCAATGGCATGGTTAATTTCTGCATTTAATAACTTCTCATTGGCACTAGCCATTTAATTGGTTTTCCAAATGTGCAATTTTTGCACTTAGGTTTTGAACATAGGCAATTAAGTTCGCCATGATTTCAGGTGAGCTGGCATCCATGCTTTGATAATCATCGCCATCTTTTTCACCCATAACCGATGTTGGGGCAACTTCTTGCACTTCATGGGCAATAAATCCGCTTGCTGTTATATTGCTACCGAACCACTCCCATTGTTTTGGCTTTAACGCATTTATAAATTGTTCATAATTGCACAACGGTCTTTGATTTGTTTTAAGGCGATAATCCGAGGTGGTGTTATAGATTGTTGTTGCGCCATTGACGGCAATTGATCCTGCTTCTGTCCCCGATATTTTAAATGTAACAAACTTACCGCTTGCAATATCTGATGTAATAGTAGTAAATGCGCCAGTGCTTGCAGTAGTCGCACCAATTGGCGTGTTATCTATATTACCGCCATCTATATTGACTGAATCGCTATTTTGAGTAGCAATAGTTCCAACACTGGCGGCAGTTAAATATCCTGCACTTGCATGATTGCCCCACCCATAGGCAGTGCTCCAATTACTTATGTTTGTGCTGGTAATTCCATAAGCCGCATGAGCAGTAAATATTGGATCCGTTTCAGTGCTGATATATCCCGATGGGTTAGTTGCATTATATGGCGTAAACCCTAATGCGGTAGTAACCATTAATCCGCTAATGCTTGTTAAATAGCCAGCAGTCGCATGATTTCCCCAACTATAAGCAGTATCCCAGTTGGTTATTTTTAATGATGTAACATTATAAGCGGCATGAGCAACAAAAACTGGATCTGTTTCGGTATAACCAGTTATGTATCCACTATCATTAGTGAATGCGCTTATATTTGTAGGCACAACTGGAATAGTGGGCTTGTTTGATAGATCGCTATATGAGCCTGAAGTTGCTACTGTGGCAAATGTTGGTTTGCTAGTAACCTGATCCCAAGTTACGCCAGTAATAAAACCACTATCATTGGTTAATTGACTGACGGCAGTCGGAATTGTTGGCTTGTTATTAAGCCATGAATAATCGATTGTTTTATTTTTCCATAATCCTGTGGCAGATTCATAGACTAAGGCTTGATTGTTTGTTTTGCTTACAATGGAAACATCATGTAATTCATCCAATTCATAGCCATTTTGCACTTTGACTTCAATTGCGCCAAAATTATTATGACTTCTTGTGACTATGCCAATATAAACTAAATGAGTTGGTGCTAATTGTCTTGTTGCCGTATATGTTCCAGCAACCGTTCCACTTAAATATAACTGATCGCCCTCATTAAATGCGGATGTATTTAATCCAACCAATTGACCCATTACAGTAACATAACCGTTACTATTGTTTGCTAAATCAGAAGTAATTAATCCAAGGGTTTGAGCAGAAGTCGCATCGGATGTTGCTAATGCTTTTGAAACGGTGGCTTTATTTCCTATTGCTCCACTAATATAAACCACAGTTCCTTTTGTCAAGGTTGCGCCAGTGGCATTACGAACTTGCGCTAATATTGTTGACGCTGGCGATGCTTCCGATACTTGGACATTGGCAACTGTGCCGTCTTGAGTTACAACAAGGCTACCATCTAATGATGTTATTTCGGTTATTCCACCACTGGTAGGCGAAACTTCCAAATTGAAAGTAGTTCCATCATTTGTAATTTGAACGGTATTGCCAGTAGATGTTAATGATTGAACGCCAGTAGATCCACCCATGAAACGACTTAATCCATCTTTACCAGCTAAATCAATGGACTTGCCCCACTCGCCATTAGGCAATTCAAATCTTAATTTTGTGCCTTTCCATTCGTGATTCGGCTTATCGCCTTTATCGCCTTTAATAGACAAACCATCAATGCCATCTTTACCGTCAATGCCATTTTTTCCATCTTGCCCATCTTTTCCATCTTGCCCATTTTTACCATCTTTGCCATCAATGCCATCTGCTCCATCTACGCCATCTTTGCCGTCTTTACCATCTACACCATCAGTCCCACGCTCACCAGCAATGCCGTCTGCGCCATCTTTTCCAGCATCGCCTTGATCACCTTTATCGCCCTTGTCACCTTTTTCGCCTTTGTCACCTTTAATTGATTCAGGCATGACAATTGCATCAACTCGATCCTTAAGTTTTGCTAGGGCTTCGGTTAATAATGCGACTAACTCATTCATAGACCAAGTTTTGACCTAATTTGCGCTAATACGCCAGTGTTATCGTCAGGTTGATCTACATCATCAATCATTGTGGCAGCGTTATTGGTTGCGTCAGCCTCTAAACCAAGTAAATAATCATCATAAGTAGTAGATTCACGAATTACCTCGCCTTGTTTTAGCGCATAGAATAATTCCTCTTTAGGTATTCCACCGACTTGCCATGCCTTCATCAATGAATCAAGTTCTTGTGCAGTCATAGGCACTGGCATAAAGTCAGAATTTAATTCAATCTCAATATCGCCATCTACCCCATACCATGTAGCCATAAATCGAGTAATCTGCTCAAAGTTTTCGCCAGTCAATTTGACTAAAGCCGCTAAAACACTAGCTTCGCCATTTGACCTCATCAACAATGTGCCAGCAGATTCTACGCCAGCTTTTTCAGGGGCAAGCATCCTTGCTCCAATAGCCGCCATTTGCGCTTCTTTTTGCAATAGGTTTTTCTCTAATGCGCCTAAACCTTGCCCAGTAAACTCTAAGAATCCCCAATTAGCACTACTATCACTTGACACTATGGCGGTAGATGATCCAATGCTGACCTTTTCGTTTTCATCAAACACGAATCCAGCTAACATAGGGGTTGGCAATCCAGCAAAATGACATCCCCGTTCGTAATCAGCGGTAACTCGATAATGGGCAATATTTAAATCAGCCAAATCTAAAATTGGTGGGTCTTGCAAATCAAGGCAATTTTCTTTTGCGCCAAACGCCCAAAATGGAATAAACGGAATTGGTGAGCCCTTAATAAGCGGCACTATATCGTTTTCAAATTGAACCCAATTACCTTTGCCATCTTTGCGGTATATGCGCTGTATATAGCCTATTTCAGTAAGTAACAATGCGCGAATCTGCGGCTGTGTATCATACTCAAATTCATTTTTTTGGATTTCATAAGATTCCTGCAATTTAATCATTACAGGTTGCATGACATTATTTACCCTAGTCACTCGCCAATCCAAGATTGATTCGGCAGGATAATAAGTTGTATATGGGCGCAGGTTAGCTTTGGCGGCATCAGCAAGGCTATTTGGGGCTTCGGTGACGCTTGGGTATTCAACTAATATGCCAGCGCGTCCTACCTGTATTAAATCTGTTACAGTCATCATGGCAACCGCATCTAAGCTATTGCCCTTTAAATCCAAATCATCAAATATGGATTCCATTGCTGTTGGGTATTCTTTTTCTATGTCTTTACGGAATACCATGCCAACTAAACCCTCAAGGGTTCGACCAGTGGCATTAAAGTATGTGGCTCTTAATTTGTAAGACCGATAATCATGGTCGGTTTGATCTGCTAGTCTAGGTAAGAATTTTTCGCCAGCATTATGAATTGCACTTTGTCCCTCACAAGCCGATCTAGTCTTAAACCATTTTTCTGCAAAGGCTTCATATTTGTTATGTTTGTTGTCATTCATATTAAACACCACTCATTTTTATGTGTTGAATTGTTCTCGCCCTAATAGGGTAACGGTACGCAATGCAATACCCAGTTGCATCAAGCACATGATCGAAGCCTGCTGTTTTATCAGGATCGCCATTCTTATCGTAAGCCTGTCTCTCTAATGATTCCACCAATTCGGGGCAAGTATCAGGATTGACCAAATATTTGCGCTCTCTAATCAGTCTATTCATTGACAACACCCTATCTTTAACGGCAGGGTTGGCAGGATTAACCATTATATTAAACCCAGCTTGTTTTAATAACGCAATATCACTTTCACTGGCATTTTGTGACTTGCGGTTATTTCCACTAGCATCAGGATAAATAAAAACCTTATGCGCACTGTATTTAGCTTTTATAGACTGGATCATGGCTGGGGTATCAAATATCCCTGTAAGTTCATTTACTGCGTGAGGGTTATCACCTCTAAGCACATGAATAACTGCCGCCATTTTAGTTACGTTAAAGTCTAAACCAATATGCAAAGGTTCGCCAGCAATTATAGCTTCATTCGATTGATTTAGTAATCTATCAAATTCTGCATACACACTGCCAGCAGTTAAATTGACAAACTCACCATCTAGGTAAGCAGATAGCAAATTTGTTGAATAAGTGTTTTGTAGGTTTTCTATGTAGCCTTCGGGCAAATTAGCCGCATTGTCCATTGTTCGGGCTTTGAATATCTTATAGCCTTCGGCATTATTCTTTACCCATCTTTCGTAAACAAAACGGAAGCCTTCAGGAGTGGTTGCGACTGCAACTGTATTACGCATCGCACACTTTTGACGGTTACGAGCAATTACTTTATTCCAAACTTCTCTTGCCTTATCAATCGGGAGTGTGTCTAGTTCATCCAATAGGCTATGCGCAACCTCATAACCAACGATCCTTTGAGGATTTTCCATGGTGCGAAATATAATGCGCCCTGCGCCCTCAAATTCAATGTAAGAGCTTTGACGGTTAATTCTATATTTCCACCCTTTGCGCTCACATAGTTCAGGGAATCGCTTAAAGGCAATATCCTCGACCAATGGGTAGGTAGGCAGATAATAAGCCACATCGCAATCTTTAAAAGCACCTTTGAGTGCCATGATCCTAGCAATACCTGCCGCAGTCTTGCCGCTACCGAACCCACCAACGAATGCAGGAAACGGCTCTTTTGAAGTAGCAAATGCCTTTTGCACTTCACTCAATGGCATTAAATGAACTCGTCTATGCTTACATTGGGCAATGATGTAGTAGTTACATCGGCTGTGACCTGCTGTTTATCAGACTGATCAAGGTATTGCTTACCAAGCCAAATGAGCATGGTTGAATTACCACCCTCGGCAGCTTTCCACTGCAATCGCCTTAATGAAGTCTTTCCACTTAGCGAAAACCTTTTTATATAATCCGAAAAACCTTCGTTATAGAGTTCTTTTATTCGGGCATTCATTGTGTCGTAATCGATACCAAGTAATGATGCAATCTCTTCGCCAGTGCATTGAATCTTGCAAGCGTTTTCTATAATAGACCACTCTTTATCGGTAAATTCAATACGAGGTCGACCACCTAAGTTTGTTTCACTCATTATTTTTTAGCTTTCTTTTTAGCTTTCTCTGCAACTGATAACGCTATTGCTACTGCTTGACTTTGTGATTTGCCTGATTGAATCTCGGCTTTGATGTTTGAATGGATTGTCTTTTGGGAATAACCTTTTTTAAGCGGCATAGTATTTCCTTATGAAAGAGGATTTTTGCGGCAAAGCCATCCAAGAGCTTTGTTGTATCTAGTATTCAACGCAAACTTAGGTAGCCATCTCTGTTTGCACCGCAATCAACGCAAGGTAGCGAACCGTTGTCGATTTAATATAATCCTAGCATAATTATTATATAAATGCAATTAAATTCCACCAATAGGCACTTTGACTATTGGGTTTATATCGAATCCTTGAGCATTTGGATCTTTTTGTATTATTTTAGATCCCCATTTTTTCTGCAATAACTCGAACTGTTGCTCCTCTTTTTGTTTAGTTCTATATGCCGCACATCCACCAGTATTGGTATGTTGTTTGACTGAATAAAAATACATATTGAATCGCAGAGTTTTTCGGTATTTATTCAACACCTGAAGCGATAAGTCGTAATCCTCTTTAAGTGGGAGTTTTTCATCGTATCGCAAATCTAAATTATTAAATGCCTGAAACGGTCCAAGCACGCATTGCTTTAATGAAAATGGGGTATATTCTCGGTAAGCCCCCTTGTCGGGTAATAGATTCATTCCCCAATATTTGACATCTAAATCGGCGGCAAGATTGAATCCACTTTCGCAAAACTCTTGCACAGCCATTGGAGTTAGCTTTTGGATCTTTTGTTCATTCCACCTACCGATGTAAGACATATCATCGTCAAGCACTACAATCTTATCGCTTTCAGCATGATCTAATATGTAATTGCGAATCCTAGCAACACTTCCTTGTGCGCTATCAGGCACTACCCAGCAATCATGTCCAGCCGCTAAATACTTATCAGCCTCAAAGTCTGCAACCACATATTTACAGAACGGCAGGTATTTTTGGGTTATGACATCATCGGGTCGTTTATAAGACGGTGAAAAGTAAAGTATATCCGACATGGTTAGCCCTCATTCAGATTGGTTAAGTAATTGCCGCCATGAACTACTCTGCCAATCCCTTTGCTCCAAGGCTTGCCGTTTGATCTTTTACTATAAACGCTATCAAGTTTAAAGTGAGTTTGAGCAGATAGCCAATCAATGTCATTGTCAAAGTATAAAACTACATAGTTATGGCTCTCTAATAATTCCTCGCTGAATTTGATCTCACCGACCACCGTGTCTTTTTCGTCATCAAAAAGTTTAAGTATCTCTTTATCATTGAACCCCACTAGCGAAACATCGTATTTTGCATCCATTAAATCCGTTATCTCTAACTTTAGGATGTCGGTGTCCCAGTCGGCATTTAAAGCAATCTTATTATCGGCTATGACATAAGCCCGTTTCTGATCCGCTGTAAGCCCTGACAACTGAATCGTGGGCACTTCTTTCAACTCTAACAGTTTGGAAGCCGCAAGCCGTCCATGACCAGCCAAAATGCCATTGTCACCATCTAACAGAATGGGGTTTGTAAATCCAAACTCTTTAATGCTATTTGCTATCTGCACAACCTGATCCTCGCTATGAGTTCGGCTGTTTAATTCATAAGGTGCTAGATCCTCGACTTTTTTATACTCAATTTTTAACTTCATTTTTCGCCCTCTAATAAATTTAATGTTTTGGTAAGTAATTCTGATTCGGACATCTCGATCATTTTTTCAAAGGCTAATCTGCCAGCATGATACGCAACACCATGACCACCAGTTCGGTGATGAGCAGGGCACAAGGGGATGGCATTCATGTAATCGTTACGCATCCCAACGCCCATTCCTGTTCGCAGGTGATGTATTTCAGGCTGTGAGTATCCATGACCTTTTATTAAACAAACAATGCACCCAAGATGGCTTAGTCTGCCGTAATGTAATCTTTCATATTTGGTCATAAATTTTTTTCTTTTAATGCTTGTTCAATAGCATCGCCTAATCCAATCAATTCTTGTGCACGCATTGTGTGTGCGTCTTTCCATTTGCGAATTATTGCTAACTTTTCATCATCACTTAATCCTCGCCATGATGGTGCAGGGTGGGTGTAGAGTGGTAAATTGTCTTTTGGTGTATTTATCCAATTTACATTGCCATTTTCATACATAGCCACAGGTTCTTGTGCTGGCTGTTCTAATGCGTCTTTACAGGCGGTAATTGCCATTAAAAAAGACAAGTTATTTGGTAATGTCATTGCTTCAATCGCCATCTTTAATGCTTCGTCTTTAGTCATTGTGGATTGCTTTCATCATTAAAATCAGCATAATCGTGGTCAACATCATCATGCACAATTACCCCATATTCATCTGCTTCAATAAACCTTTGACAAAATATGCACCAGTAGCCGTTTTTCATTATATTAACGCCCGATAGATTTCGCCTTTAGGCGGTTGAATGTTTGTATAGCCCATTAAAAACATAAGTTTTTGATCAAAATTGACTTCACAGGTGACTGGTTTTTCCTCTACCTCGACATAAGTTGACCATTCATAAGGCTCAAAATTTATTGTTTTATAATTATACCCCCATTGACCATGTATAGGGGTAGGGCATTGATTTTTCGACAAATATCCAGCCGCAACTAAATTCACTAAATGATGATTTAACTGTGTTTTAACCATTCCAATTGCTTCAGATATTTCAGCAATAATTAGCGGTTTATCTTTGCACGCATCTAAAATTTGCTGTCTTTTAATAATTGATTCTGCCCTTGTGATTCGTTTCATAATTCGCCCATTTGTTTTTGATTAAACTTACATCCAGCACAGCCATGATCTAAGATGTCTTGTTTGCTATATTGACAATCTCGGCTAAAAATATACGGCCATGATGTTTTTCCATCGCTATGATAAACCTTATCGCTTTGGCATCTATTTGGTACTAACTTACTATGACATCCATTCATTTACATATCCTATGGTTCACTTTTTGTTTTATTTATAAACTATGAGTTTAGTTATACGCAAAAAAGTGATATATTTACCAATGTTTCCAAATGCCAGCAATAATGTGAATGCAAGTTACTAACTCCACCACTTTAATTGCTATTTGCCATCTGCTCATACAGTAGTTCCGATATAAGTTGCTTTACTGTCTTTAAATTGCACCTCAATAGCGCATTCTTGTCCTTTAGTTCCATGTAAAAGCTTATAAAACCCAAAACACATGGCAACAATACAAATAAGTAGTAATGTTGCTACAACTACTGTTGATCTATCTAAACTTCTATCACGACCACATTGGCAGTCACGGCCTTGCTGGCAATTTTGATTGCATGGCATTTTTATTTCCTTTTAATTATAAAGTTGATTCTTTTTTAACAATTGTCCAACCAACATAATCATAAGAACGCAAATATTGACCTGACCACAATACATGTATTGCAACCGAATCACTTGTCCAACATCCAGTTATTGTGTCTGATTTTTGGCTTAATATATAAGCAATGTTTCCTGTCTTGTTTGAGCATCGCTCATCAGTTAAAACTATTTTTCCGCCCTCTGTATTCATACTCCACATTATTGCCTCTGCATTTGCGGTCATTGAAAATGCCACTAATGATAATGCTATAAGTTTGCGTTTCATTTTGAATTTGCCCTCGCTTTATCTGCACAAGATTGACACCGTTTAGATTGCTTATAAATTACTTGGTGATCATGGTATTTTTGACAATACTTGCAAAAGTAATCTTTTGGCTTGCGGAATATATTGTCGAAGTTCTCATCAAATGTTGATGATTTAGTTTTGGTGATAATATTATCGCCCGTGATTTCATTTATGCCCATTACCAGCTCCATCCAATTTCGGTGGCAGCCCAAGATTCTATTTTCATTTGGTAATCTGCCATCTCGTTAGTATTAAGTTTCGTTGTTGAAGTAATTGAAACAATCGTTTCATTGTTTATAACTCGTTCTGTCTTTAAAAATTTATTGCCCATCAATTGATGTATGTCATCGCTACTTATTCCAATGTGATCCGCAATGCTTTGATATATTGACCATAGTCTTGAGTTCTGTTCTAAGGTTCTTTTATCTTTCCTTGGTCTAACATGAATTTCATAGTCCTCAATATTTTCTATGGAATTTATTTTCGCTTGCAGATAAGGTAGGTTTGTTTTTGATGGCATCCAAATGAAGCTGTTTAAGTTCTTTGACATCCTGTGACTTTCCTAAAAATTTATTGCCTTGCCATAATTGATAGATCCATACATCATAAACCAGTGATTTTGAAATAGTGTATCCATCTGTCGCTAAATAATATTTATTTATCTGCTTCCATATAATGCTCATGGGTAATGCCTTTGATCAATAAATGAATCTGCTTGGGTATTGGGTATTTACCACTTTCCCATTTTGCAATGCAGTCCGTAGTCCTAAATAATAGTTTAGCCAATTTATTTTGAGTAAGACCCAACCGTTGTCGGGTCTCTTTTAATTCAATGTTTGTCATGCCGCTTTTTGTAAATTCCCTTTAAATTCCCAGTAACCTAAGAATTGACCGCTATATAGCTTCCATACTAATTGGTTGCCATACATATCAAATCCATCTATGTAAAAACTACCAGCATTAGCATAATCGCTTGGCGCAAAATTCATGCCTGAAAAATACCGTCTTGCAAAATCCCACACATCCTGCCCGACTTCATTTGACATTTCATTGTTTACAAAAACAAACTTCACCTGCGGAATATCATCGTTTTTGTTGTCGTATTCATAACAATCTGTCATGCCATTAAATGATCCATACTCGAATTGAGCGGCAAATAATTCAACCACTTTTAGTCTTGCTGGATCCAAATCATTAACTCTTACATTAATTGAGCTGCCCATTGAATAACTACTGCTAGTAACTCGACCATCAATGTTATTTGCTTTTAAAAACTGACGGATTAATTTAGCCGCTTGTGCGTGAGTAGAAGTTTGTTTCATTTTTTTGTTTCCTTTTTCGTTTCGTTAAATTAATTAGGGTTAAAAACAATACAGCCAGCATTTTCCCATTCAAAATAACCTTTGTTATTTTTTGCAAACTTTTCTAAAACTGGATTGATCCAAGGGTAATCAGAATCATAATAGTTCATTGCGTTATCACCCTCTTCGCCACTGATAAACATATAACCATCACGAATAAAAGCTTTTGGCTTTACAAAAAATTCAACAAAATCTTTTGATTCACGGTCATATTTCCAATTTGATAACAATGGTAATTTTTCAATTAATTTTTCAACATTTTTCATTTTAGTTTCCTTTAAAAGTTTCGTTTCAATCAACCTACAACTGAATATTATATAAATATTATTACCAATGCAAGCATTTTATTCAGTAATCGGTAAATTATTTTCATTTTTTACTTTTTTAGCTGATTCAACCGCATATTCAGGAAATAAAGCAGGGTTGTTTAATATACGATCAGCCCATGCGCGAAAGTTTTGCTTCGGTTTAATTTTCTCTTTAATCAATCTATTCATCCTTTCAATATTTGCTTTAGTTTCAGCCGTTGCTACTGGTGCTGGCAACGCATGGTATTCGGATTCCCTTGGCTTGCACAACTGGACTATATCGGCAGGTTGTGGAAGTTTATTTGGGGTATCAGTCCAATGATCAAAAGCCCGACCAACTGCATTAAACTCAAATCGCTCTAATTTATGCCACCAAACTCGTAGCACCTCTTTTTCAGGGGCTTGTTTTCCATAAATAATAAATACCGCATCGATCATATCTTTAAATGCTTTTTTATCTGTATCAATCATATATCCCCCTAAAATGGCGCAGTCATAATTGGTTGCTCATCTAGCCAGCGACCTTGGTTTAAATATGTGGCAGGGTTTGGTATAAACTGACCATCGCTTTTTTGCCATTGATCCGACTCCTTTTGCCACTCCAACGCATTTAATACCTGATCAACATTAAGTTTAGATTTAGTCCAAGATTTTCTAGCCGCTTCCTTTCCAACTTTTTTTGGGTATGCTTGCCAAAACTCCTCAAATCCATCATCAAGCACATTTGTGCGTAATGGTTTTATTTTCTTATCTAATCTAATCTCATCTATTCTGTTCTGTTCTATTAGAACGGACATTCTCGGATTTTGTCCCGATACTATCTCGACATTGTCGGGAGTTTTCTTAACGCTTTGTATTAACTTTTGAGTGTATTCGTCTGTTCTACTTGCCATTTTTAGGCAACTAATAATGCCATTGGTGTTTTCAAATAATCCAATCTCGACCATGAAAGTCATAATGTGCTGTGTTAATTCAGTGCTTAATTTGAAATCATCAGCGATCAATTCTGCGTCATGTTCTAATTCAAAAGTTAAATTATGCTTTTCAACATTCCTAGCAATTAACTCTAAACAATACCAATATATCCCATAGCCTTGTGCGCCATACTTTAATCGCAATTTTTTTAGCTTTGCATCATTACTTGCATCTGAATCATGCTTAAACCATTTCATTGTTTTACCCCATAAAAAAAGCCCTAGACAATACTCTCACCGTTTTATTGGCGTTGGCAGACTGGCTAGTACCAGCAGAGTATTGACTAAGGCTTACTAGATAATCACTGCCAAGTGATGTGATCATATTACTTTACTTTTTATTATCATGCAAATAATTATTGATTGCGTCTTTGGCTTCCTCGAACCCATAGCAAACAACCGCCTGATAGCCCATAAGTATTGCCGCACCAATGAATTTTTTTTGATCGTCTGACACTCTACCGCCTTGCGCTTTCATTTCGATCCACAGCCCATGCCATCCAGCTTTAGGAATCATTAAAAAAAGATCAGGGATTCCAGCCATTCCGCCTTCATCCCGAATCTTAATTGCAGTTCCAATATGCCTAACACCCCCATTGGGTATTGCAAAAAAGTATTGAGCATATTGGTTATATTGCAATCGAAACCAGCGAACTAATATTTTCTGTTCCTGATGTTCATTGAGCTTCATAATTAAAATGGTATATCGCTTTCAATGTCTTCAGGCGCAATTGATTTAGGTGCAGATTGATCATTGCCGCCAGCATCTTTTTTAGGCGTAGGTAATCTCATGTGAATCCATCCATCAAACTTGACTGGCAAAGCCTCGATCAAAAGTGATGTGCCGCCCTTTGCATTTTCCATTGCTACGCCAACTTTTTGAAAGCTGGTCTTTACTTGTCCATCTTTGGTTTTATATTCACCAGTTACTGCAATTAATTCATGTGTTATTGCCATTTGATTTCCTTTATTTAATATCTAATCGTTCCGCTTGCTCAAGATGAGCACCATCCACTACATTCCCTGCTTTAAGTTGTTCCGCTATCGCTTTTTTATCAGGATAAGGGGCAACTGGTTCAGGGGTAACCATAAACTGACTAGGAATAGCCGCCAAGTCATCAATAACGACGCTGGGCGGGTTTTTCTTAAGAGTTAAAGCAAAGTATGGGCTTTCAATTTTCAACAAGCCACAGCGTTGCATATTCTCTTTTAAATATAATTTCATTGCATCTGTTTTGCGTTCTATTGCTTTGCGTCTATCTGCCATCTCTTTTTCTGCCTGCTTGATTGCATCGGCAGTTACTTCAAGATTACGGATAAACATTGCAACATTGACTGACTTAGCTTCTAGGTCTCCCGATAGACTTTCCAAAGTATCAGCAATGGTCTGCTCATCGTAATCAGATTCGCTTAATTTAATCTGCACCAATTGGTATTCGTTACTCAACTCGTAAAGTGAACTCATTATTTAATCCTCGGCAATGGGCGTGAAAGTATATATTTATGTCCCATTGTTTTAATTAGATCAGCAACCTTATTTTCTCGATTCTTAACTGCATCGTAATCAGTCTTGATCACTCCATAAACACTATCAATAGTGCCACCATTATTGGATAATATATTTAGCAACACGGCAGGTTTCCTCGAATTGGTTTTTAACTTCAATATGGGCAGTTTCAATTTTTACTCCTCGTCTGCGTAATTTAAAAATAGCATCGGACAAACGGTATATCCCAAGTTCAGTCCAAGCAACCAGTGGAGTAATTGATCCACATTGATTTAGATATGCGTGTAAGCGTTCATACTGTTTCATATTATTTGCCCTCTAACTGCTCTTTAAGTTTGTCATAAGCAGATTTGATTTCATTCTGCAACTTCACATCCTTGCCAACCATTTTCCATGCAACACCAAACGAAGTTTTAAGATCCTCAAGATTTTTTGCTTGCTTCATTCCATTGATCATTGGTTCAGTATCTACTTCAATAGTAGGCAAATCCTCACCAGCATAAATATAAATAGCAAGACCAAACATTGCCAAATTTTTAACTAAACACCGCATGATTGTTTTATTCACATCAAACATATCAAACGCATCGCAAGTCTTTTCTGCAAATTTGGTTTTATATGTATATGCTTCACGCTTCATGGCTTTATTTGCGCCATCCATAACAGGCAACCACATTTCGTGTGTCATATTATTGGCAGTAACTTCTGTATATACCATTACGCCAGCCTGACTTTCAAAATAAGGTAAACCACAATCTGATTTAATTATTTTGTAACTAGCTTCAGGGTATGCTTTTTTAAAAATATCCCACGCCCACGCCCATGACAAATAGTTAAGACCATTTTTGGTTTCAACATGATCATTGACATTCATTTCACTCATTTTTTGATAATTCATTTTTTTGCCCTCTGTTAAAGTTTCCAAATATTCCTGCTCTTTTTGTACCGTTTCGTAAAATTGTTGTTGGCTCATTATTCCCATCCAAATATTTCAGCTAAAGCGCAAGATAAAACCAATAAGCCAATAAGTCCAGTTAATCCAATTAAAATAATTAGTAAGTTATCCATATTATTCCCCTATTACTTCCCATCTATCAATCTGATAGCCACTGTTATTGACTACCTCAAAGTTTACCGCTTGACTATCCGCTTGATTGAATGCGTCATCCTCATCCTCTGCATCCACTTCAATCGTGTAGTAAACAATTTCACTTGCATAAATTTTGTATCTCATTTAATCCCTCTCAATCTGAATAATTATATCGATGATGTAATCAATACATCGATCAGCTAAAATCTCTTGAATGTCTTGGGTATCGCCAGCAACTTCTATGGCTTGAATTTCGACCTCATACTCGGTAGGTGAATCACCAACTCCATACGGATCTCTTGTGATAGTGCAATCATAGTAAACATCTAAATCTACGCCACACACTTGAATAGTTTGTAATCCCATTTTCGTTTCCTTTTCGTTTCAATAGCAAATTGCTATACCTACACTTTATAGAATAATTATTATGTTGTCAATCTTTTTACATCCACAATTAAGTAAATAGATGAATTGACACAGCTCTTATATTCTTTGCCAAGTTTGAATGGCACATTGGTAATTTCAGTAACTTGTTGACCTTTTAAAATACCAGCAATAAAACTTTTAGTAACTTGATAACGCATGATAGTTTCCCTTTCGTTCAGTAGGGGCTTGCGCCCCATTTGGATTAAAAATTATAGTCGTAAAATTTACAAGGTTTATCTGATAAGTAATATTTGTTCCGATACTTATCTTGCCAAATACCTTTTACATTTTTTCTAATTCTAATGATCGGGCGTTCAACATTTGATGTAATAAACCATTCTTGAGCATTATCGCTATGAGCAGAAAATCCACCAATTTGAAATGATGTTTTAACATCGGGATTTTTTTCAGCATCCATTGCGCGGATTTCGATAGTTTTTTCTGATACATGGCTTATGATTTCATAAGGGTTTACATCTGAATAACCATGGTGATTTGCGTATTTCATTTTAGTTTCCTTTTCGTTTCAATGCCGAACTGGCATAACTGAATATTATATAAACTTTATAAGTCAGTCAATCGTTTTAGTTAAAATAATTAAAAATAATTTTTAGGCAAAAAAAATCCCACCGAAGTGGGAATGTTTAAACAAATGTTTAGACTATTTGTTCATTACATACATTGTAACTTCAAAGCCAAAACGCATTTCCGTAACTGATGGTGATGTCCACATGATATTAGTCCTTAATCCATACAAAGCAAAAGTGCTTGTGTGTAATATTATGTGTAAAATAATACACAACATATAGAGAAAATCATTATTTAAGCAAGCATATCACTGCTAATAGTTAATCGACTGACTTCGCCAAATTCTTTATGGTAAGTAATAACTTTGGCATCCCGACCAGTGCGCCATCCACCTCGAGCAGAATAAGCATCAGCAGGGGCAAGGGTTCTATGTTGTTCCACAATCATTAAATTATTTTCTTTTACATCGATGTGGTGTAAATGACCAGTGTGCGCATAAGCATATTTAGTCCGACCAAACATTTCGCGGAATTGACCAGCAAACACTTCACTCACATTGGTTACTTTGCGCTTATGTCCATGGTGAAAGAATAATGCCGTCTTACCAAACTCATAGGCATTGTAGGGGTTGGGTGACTTATCCACAGTAATGCGAGGTTCATTTTCGTATAACACGCTGAACCATTCTCGCAACCATATCTGACTTACTGGATCGTGGTTGGCATCAGCCATGATAATGTGAACTTGCTGGTGTTTCTGTAACAACATATCAATCACTATACGCAAGACGCGTATAGCTGATCTAACTACC